ATCGACGCCGCCCTCCTCGTTGATGCCTTCCCCGTCCACCACGGCGCTCGCTACAGCGTTCTTCTGCTGGAGCATCGCGTACTGCCGCTCCTCGATGGACTCGCTGATGAGGAGGTCCTGAATGACGATGCTGGGCCACTTGGATGAGGCGCGTTTGATGCGGCCGTTCCTCTGGGTAGCGAGACCCGCGCTCCACGGGAGGTCGTAGTTGATCAGCATGTTGGCCTGTGGGAGGTCGACCCCGTACCCACCCGCGTCGGTACTGACTAGCACTCTGACAAGGGGGTCTGTCTGGAACTCGACCTTCGCGGCCTCTTTCTCCTTGGCCGACATCTTGCCGGTGTAAACGACCCCACCTACGGTCTCACGGATCGTGTCAGCCATCTGGACGTACGAGCAGAAGATGACGACCTTCGCGTCTGGGTCGGAGTCGAGGTGGTCCTCTACTAGACCTTTCAGGACCGGTAGTTTCACGGCCTTCGCCTTATCCACCGCGATAGCCAGACTCTCGTCCTCGTCCAGCAACTCCCAGAGGAACCTCGACCCTTCATCGCGTCTCATCGGGTCGTAGATGGACGCACTGTGCTCCAGAAGACGGGGGTCGTCGCAGAGCATCTTGAGTGCGGTCACCTTAGCCATGATCCGACCCATGGCCTCATCCCCCGGCGTGAACCCAGATCCACCATGCCCGTAGTGGGCCATGACGTCGAACGACGAGCCGAACGTCCCCTGAACGTCCTGCAGGTCGTCCTCCAGCATCGTGGCGATGTGTCGGTAGACGCGAGCGGAGTTCCGGTCCAGCGGGACGAAGATCGGATCCTTGTGGATCGTGTCGGGGAGGTAGGGGGCGACATCAGGGTCGGTCTGCGACTTCCTGACTAACGCGTCCTTGAGCCGCTCATGCAACTTGGAGAGGTTGCGGTACCGCTCGACCGCTCCCCACTTGTTCCGGACGATGAAGGTAGAGTCGAAGAGGTCGAACCGCGAGCCGAGGACCGTGGGGTCGATGGCCTGAAACAGACTGTAGAGTTCCTCGGGCTTCCCATTCTCAATCGGAGTACCCGTCAGGCCGTACCGGATCGGGATGCTCTTGACGAGGTCCTTGACGTGCTTGGATCGCTTGGAGCGGAACGCCTTGATGGCGGTGGCCTCGTCCAGAACGATGGCGTCGTAGTTCTGCTTCTTGATGATGTCCCAGTCGTTGACGACCTGCTCGTAGTTGACGATGGTGTAGTCGTACGTCGGGGCGATCACGTACTGGGTCTCGCGGGTCATCTTGCTGCCGTCGATGACGATGGAGCAGGAGTCGGAGAACTTGGCGATCTCCTTCTGCCACTGGAACTTCAGGCTGGAGAGGGCTACAACTAGTACGGCACCGCTGATCTGGTTTTCGTCTCGCAACTGCTCCAGTGCGGCGATAGTCAGGACCGTCTTACCGAGGCCGAGGTCGTAGGCGACGAGGACCTTCTTCCGGTCGACCATCTTGTCGACGGCCTCATTCTGGTACGGGAGCAGGGTGCCTGTGAACATCAGGCTGTCTCCCTAGGGTCTTCGGTTACTCCATGGACAAGTGCGCCGCAGGAGACGCAGGCCATCTCAGTGAAGCGGCCTGCGATCTCCCTCTCCTCTGCCTCGGGGTCGAACCAGACGATGGCGTGGAAGACGTTGCTCCCGCACGCGCACTCCTTGGTCGGACCGAGGAATAGGAGGTCGGGACCAGTAGTGGCCGTCTCGTAGAAGAGGTCGTAGATCGGCTTCGGTGTCACTTCATCCTCATTGCGACTGCCGTAAGGACTGCTCCGACAGTGACGGCTACTACGAAGATGAAGGCGGTCAAGAGATCGCTCGCTCACCGTACGCGCGGGACTTGGCGTTCTTGATCCCGTGCTCGATCTCAGTCAGAGTCATGTCGCCGGGGTCCTTGGCGGTTGTCTGGCTGTAGTCGAAGAAGCGGACGTTGCGGAGGATTCCCTTTGACGCGCTCAGCATGAACAGCGCGGCGCGCTTGCCAGCCGGGTCGATGAACGGGTTGTCGAGGGCGAAGATGGTCTCCTCGGCAGCGCTCATCAGCGCGATCTGCGCGAGGGATAGGTGGGCACCGTACGTGGAGACCGCTCCCGTCACCCCGGCACTGGCCAGCCGGACTGCGTCGAGAGGGGACTCGACCACGATCAACCGGCCGCCCGTGAAGACGTCGTAGCCGAACAGCGAGCGCGACTTCTTGACGTTGGTCGGGTAATTGCGGAAGACCCGCTCGGTCTCACTCTTCTCCTGCCAACCCATGAGGTGGCCGTGGTAGGGGTCTCTGATCGGGGTTATCCAGAGTTCGTTGCGGTAGTCCCACTTCACGCCGTACAAGTCGCAGGCGGCTGCTGACAATTGGCGACGATGGCGTGCCCACTTCGGCGGCTCGTTGAAGCCTGCCAGCCGTGTCTCGCTCATGATCGCCGGTCGGGGGACGTAGATGTCCGCACCGGGGATCCGTGCGAGGGACGTCACCAGATCGGGCTTGATCGTCAGTGTCTTCGCGGTGTCGAAGTCGACTCCCTTGATGTCGGCGATGAGCGTGATGATGCTGCCCTTATAGCCGCAGGAGAAGCAGTTGAAGAGGCCTGTGATGACGTTGACCGACCACGACGGGTGGGCATCCTCGCGGCCCGTCCGCTGGAGGTGCATCGGGCATGCCGCCGTCAACTCGTCACCGTAGACGTTACCGGTGATGCCTAGGGCGTCCAGTGTGCTCTCGACGTCGATCACCGGGGACCCCACCACTCGGACGCCGATGGTAGGTGCGAGGGTGGCTTGCGAAGACGGCTGATGATGTTCTGCTCCATGTTGTTCAGCCGCTCGGCCACGATCAGTGAGAGGTCGGCAACGATGGCGGTCTTGAGGCGGTTCAACTCCTCGTCAGTCACGCTCCATCAGCCTCTCGATGAGCGTCTCGATGCGGGTCAACTCGTCTGCGACCTGCTGGACGATCTCCTGCCTCAACTGGATGAGGTCGTCCTTGGTCACCGAGGACTTGTCTGCCACCGTGTTAGGGATGATCGGGTTCTTGGACTGCGTGATGGGGAGAGTTGGCTGGCTGTAGACGGTGGTGTGGTTGGCGGCGGTGGTGTACCCCGAGGTTGAGTTGTTCCCCGACTGCGTATACGTGTACGTGGGGGTGTCGGTTAGCCAGTGGCTCCTCTGTGGGTGCGACGACTTGGGGGAAGGGGGGCCGATGTAGTTGGCCACCTGATCGCAGAGGTCGGAAAGTCGCTTGGACTGGTGGATCATCTCTACGGTGATGTAGGTACCCGTCATGTTCTCGGCTGCCGAGACCTCGACACAGCGCCTCTTGGTGTCTATGAAGGTGACATACCCCTTGCGGGCCATCTCCGAGCAGAAGTACTTGACAAGGAGTTCCTCGGGGGACTCCGTACGGATGAACGGCTTCACCGCTGTCTCCGCAGTCGGCCGATCTCAGACTCGATGTCGAGAACTGTGATCGCGGTATGCAGGCCTCCTACAAACTCACGGTCCTTGACGCGGAGGTAGGAGACGACCGTGTCGATGACGACGTCGGCCACTCTCTCGTAGTGATCTCTGTCCTCAGGAAGGCAGGATGACCAGTCTGTCATCTGTGCGCCATCTGCGATGTACAGGACTTCGGCAATTTCGTTGGAAAGACTCATGATTCTCCCTGATCTGTAGCATCGAGTACCAGCCCATGGTACTGGGTCGGCAATGACGGTGTCCAGTGGCTCGCCGTAGCGCATCCCGTGCATGTGGTCTGGTCGATGTCGTCATCGTGGAAGCAGCCGGTATCCCAGCGCCAGACAAGAGTGACGGCCTCCTTGCCGCAGTGACGGCTCTCCTCGACCCGTAGTTCTCGGTGCTCCTCATCCCCGTCAATCGGCTGCAGAGCCAGAATGACGTCAGAGTCCTGAAAGAAGGAGGATGAGTAGCCGATGGAGTCGGCGGTCACCTTCCCGCCCTTCATCTTCCAGAGCAGGGTCTGCGTCGAGACGACGATGGGGATGTCGATACGGAGGGCGAGGTTCTTGAGTGACCGCGTGATGTTAGTCAGAGCCTGCGGCGTGTTCGACTCGTTCGTCTGCTCGTCCAGCATTAGGTAGACGCCGTCCACGAAGACCAGTTCGGGCTTTACCTTCTCGATCTTGGCGGCGAGCGCGGAGACCGTGATCCCCGACTTGGCGTCGGAGAGCGTGAACTTGTTGGCCATCCCCATCGTGCGGGAGAGCATCGACTTGTAGTTGTTCTTCTCCCCCGCTGTCAGGTTCGCGCGCCGCATGCGCTGGAAGGAGATACGCGACCGCATGGCGTCATGCCGGATCTGCTGCTCGCTGTTCCTCATCTCAAACGACTGGAAGAGGATCGAGTGTCCGGCTTCGTGCATGTTGACGGCCATGGAGAGCGCCAACTGGCTCTTGCCAGTCTTCGGTGGCGCGATGATGGTGATCAACTGGCCACCACTCAGGCCTGCGGTCGCCTCGTCAATCTTCTTGAAGCCGGTAGGCAGCCCGAGTAGGCCACCACCGTGCGACTCCCGGTCCTCGTACTCCTTGAAGCGCTCCATCGGGTCTTTCTCAAGACTCATGTCGCTGGTGCCGGGAGTCGACTCGATATGGATCTCCGAGATCTGCTTCTCCAGCAGGACGATCACGGACTCATGGTCGTTGGTCGTCTGCAGTACCTCGATGGCAGCCTGCAGCGTGTCCTCGACGCGGACAGCGCGGCGGTGCTCAACGAACTTGTCGAGGATGTAGTCGAGGCTGTCCTCGACGTTCAGGAGGGCCAGCGTCGGGAACTCGGACTTCACCGAGACCGCAGTGGCGACCTCACCGTACTTGTTCCAGTGATCGACCGTCCACTTCCAGACCGCCTTGCAGTCGGGGTTCGTGAACCAGTCGGCTGTAACTCCAGCCTCCAGCAGGGATGTAATCGTCCTCTCCCTGATGGCCTTGCTGATTAAGCGCAACTCCCACTCAGCCGCGATGTCAGATCACCCTCTCTAGTGTCCCCTTGTCAATGCCCCTGCTGCCGTACATGAGTTGGCGCTCTGGGATGTCCAGAACACCAAGAACGTCTGGCCTCCAAGGGAGTTCGTCCAGCAACTCGGCGACGTCCATGAAGGATGTCGAGTAGTTGATGGGGTGTGATCCCCGGCGGTCGAGTTCGTCAAGCCTTCGGTCTGCCTCCGACTGGTCTACCCCGAAGTTGACGAGTTCGACGCGGAGTGGTGCGCGCTGAGTGTAGCGCCAAAGCCAGTTCAAGGCTACACGGTCGAATACACGGCGTGTCGTAACGCCGGTCGTAACTCCGAGGAACTTGCGAGGGACTTCTTCGACTACAGTCAGAGCGTCGTACGTCACCATGAGTCGGCGAGGACTCTCGTTGGAGATATCACCATGCTCCATCAGATAACTTCAACCTTCCCGTACTTGACGACGAACTCGCGGAACTTGTCGGGCGTGCTCATCACGTCTTCGATGCTCTCGGCCTCGGCGGTCTCATGGACCATGAGCGGGTAGTTGCCATCGTTTCCGTCCATGCGGGCCTTGACGAACTTGAGATGGCGGCAGGACTTTCGGCCCTTGTAGGTCGGGCATGAGCACCGGACCTCTTGGCTATCGAGGTTGAGTTCGACCTCGTAGATAGCAGGCTGACGAGAGGACAGGAATACCTGAAGGATGCGCCAACCGGTCATGATGCTCACTCCTTTGTCCACGTTACCTCGGAGAAGGCCGACCGCATCTGGTAGTCGTCGGGTAGGCCCGAGAGGGAACGCGCAACTGGAGTCGAGATCACCGTGGGCAGGCCTCTGTCGTACCTGCGGCTCAGTACTCCTGAGATCAGGTTATCCGACCATCCGGATGCTGACTGGTGATGCGTGCCGACGTCTTGGATCACCATGAGGTCTACCCAACGGTGGTCGCCCAGCCGCTCATCGGCGTTCGGGGACTCGGCCTCGACTAGGTCGTTCACCGTGAGGTAGAGCCCGCTCTTCGCCGCCCCCAAGACGAGCGCGGTCTGCAGGAGGGTGGCCGCGTAGAAGTGGCCACGGTCGTCGGGGGTGGTGAGCCATAGGCCCTTACCGACATGGTCGCGGATCTCGACGGCCTTGGCCGGGTCCTGTGTGACGATGAAGTTCCCCTGCATGAACATCTGGAAGTACGTCTTCAAGAAGTCCTTCGGGGTAGACGCCGCCATGGTCTTCTTGATCCTTGCCTCGTCTGCCCCACCCGCGTAGACGAACCTCGGCGGGATGTTCGCCTGTCGGACCAGTGATACGACGCGAGCGTCTGTCGTGACTGCTACTTCTTGAACCATGAGACCTCCTGCTCCTGTAGGTGCTCGATGTACGCGGTAGACAGGCTGGCCTGCTTCCCGCGAAGAGTGTCGATGTTGCGCTGGATGTACGAGAGGAACAACTTGTAGGCCGGGAAGTCGTTGGAGATCTTGGCCGTCTCTCGGCTGTCGGCGAAGAACTGGTCGAGCAGGGTGGCGCAGTCCTGAGGCGTGAGGCCTTCCTTCGCCCAGACCTTCAGCGCGAACATCAGGCTGTTGCCGCCAGTGTGGTTCCCCCGCAGGTTGGGTAGGTCGTGCCATGAGGCCGTTGTGGGCAGGTAGGCCTGAGAGACCCGCTGCCGGAAGTCGGCTACGACGTCGTCCATCGTCCACTGCTCGCGTGGGACGAGGTTGCGGAACTTCTGAGGCTTCTGCTTGACCGCCTTCGACTTCGGCTGAGGTCGCTCACCGATGAAGCCGACCCCGCCGATGTCATCCCCGTCGTCCTGCCACCGTGCCACGGTCGTCTCCTTGATCACTTCGATACCCTTGACGGGGGCAGCGCCCCCTACTACTGATTCTTTAGAATCAGTAGGAGCATGACTAGTAGTCTGAGTAGTAGGTAGGTAGACCGAAGAGTTTCGCGCCATATCAGGCGCGACTCGCGCCACATTCGACTCATCTCGCGCCAGCACTTGGTACGTCCCACGGACGATTACGGTCAGGATTCCGGCCTCAACGAGGGTGGAGATCACCCTCTGGGTAGCCCTCAGGGACATGCCGAAGTACTCGGCTACCTCAGCCGATCTGACGTTGAGAGGCTGGTCACCAGCCATGTCGAGCAGGATGTGCGCGACCTTGTAGGCGTCCCCCGGCAGTGCTGCCAGAGCAGGGTTGATCATCTAGTAGTCCTTGTTGTGTCGTCTGTCGCGAGCGTTGCTTGTAGAGGTTACACCTTCTTGGCAGTCGAACGCGACCTACGGCGTGTCGTGAGTTCCGCGATCTCTGCGCGGACGGTCCGGAGGACGCGCTCGGTGACCGACTCGATGATGGCCTCGACGTCTACTTCCGGCTTCCCGATCTCCAGTTCCTTGAAGTCGTCTTCCATGTCGTAGACCGGGATGCCTCGGGCATTGAACCACTGGAGGTGGCGGTACATCTCGTCGGACTCGTCCCACGCCATGAAGACCATGTCGTCAAGTGACGCCATGATGGACATGCGGGTGTACGGGTCGGGGTCTTCAATGACCTCGGCGGCAGCCTCAAGTACATCGTCGCTAAGTTGAGCAATAACTCTTGTAATGACGATAACTGAAGCAGGAAGTTCGGGGATCCCACTAGTCAGACTCTCGTCAGACAAGACAATCTGGTTAAAGGAATCGGGCAAATAGGGCAGACCCGCCTCATCTAGTACTCCGTAGATGTAAAGCCTCACTATGGGTTCCTATACTTTTAGTGTTGTTAGTTACCGGACCCGTGCGACTACCGAGATAGCGCGGTCGATAAGTGAGATCACGCTGATCGTCGTGAACGACGCGGCGGCGGCGAAGATTGGGATGTCCCAGCCGGTGAAGCCGAACGCCCAGAGGCTGAGGGCTGAGACGACGAACGCGATGACCCCACGGTAGATCGAGAGGTACTGCCAGTAGTCGATTGCCGAGACTACGAAGCCTGCGGTGAGTGCTGCGATGAGAATCTGCTCCATGGTTCCAACCTTATGAACGTAGTCTTAGTCGGAAAGCGCTAAACCTCAGGAGTTCGCTGCGAGTGCGGTGACTGCGGCCCTGACCAGCGGGTCCTTGGAGTCCCAGAGCATGACTCTCCAGTCGACGCCGAGCGGGACGTAGTAGTCGAGGGTCTCGATCAGGCGTGCCAACTTGGTCGGTCGGCCGGGGTAGAGGATCGAGATCGACTTCGCGGCGACGTTAGACCAAGAGCCTTCGTTGCCCGTAGCATCGGCGACCGTCCCAGAGAAGAAGAGTGGGGAGTGGTCGGCCTGCTCGAAACAGATAGCGTCGAGGTTCACCGTCCCGGTACCAGTGAAGAGGACCTGCGCCTTGGCGGCTGTGGCCGGTGCCGTGAACGAGGACTCGTACCGCTGGAAGGTCGCCGTCAGCGCGGTGAGCGGGAGGGTCGACGTAGAGATCGTCACACCCCCACTCGTCTTCCAGACGATGCTGGCCGTACCTGTCGCCCCCAGACCCTTAGCCCAGAGGGAGAGGGTGTACGGGACGAGTGGGGTTACCCCGACGTCGCCTTGACTAAGTGAGTACGCGGTAGTTCCCACAACACCGACGATCTTCCCGCAGCCTGTCCCGTAGACGTGAGACGTGCTGTCGATGGTGAGTGTCCCGGTGAGGGCTACCCAGTTCGCGAATGTCGCATCCTCAAACGAGGGGTCGTATATCAGGTTCACCCGTGCCGGGTCGCAGATGATGTTGACGGTCTGCGGGTCACGGTAGGCGAACACACCACCCACATAACTGGTGGTGCTAGTGAACGACATCAGGTCGAGGTGGAGAGCATTGGTACTGGCACCCGTCAGCGTGATGGTCAACTTCGCGAAGGCGGCAGTGGCGGGGGCAACCGCCGTGTACGTGAGAGCGGCCCATGCTGCACTCGACGCCCGAGCGGTGTCGGTCGACGTCGAGACGGCGGCCCCGGTCTGGGTTAGCCACGTCACAGCCAGAGTTACAGTGGGAGTGCCTGAAACCCGCTTGTTGGGGACTTCGAACCTATACGTATGATTCCCTACAACAGGGATACACCGGAGTACGTCGGTGTTACTCGGGAGTGTGATGACCTGTGATGCCGACGTAAGTGTGGCCAGTCCGACCCCGGCTTGGTTCCACGCCGAGGTAGACGACTCGTAGTTGTACAGACCTGACGGGTAGGTGACTGTCGTACCATTGACGACCGCCCTAGCCAGCGTCCCACCCGTGGTCGACCAGTTCCCGATGCTGGTCTCAAAGGAGGAGTCGTCCCTACTGAGGAACTTGTTCGGGCTGTCGGTGACGGTCGTCTGCCATCCGGTCAGGGCTTCGACGTAGGTGGCTATCCCGTTGAGGGTCCCCTTGTTCCGGTAGATGTACCCACCCTCGCGATGGAGTCTGGCAGAGGCGGCCGTCCCGATGGTGTACTCGGACGACATGCCGATGCCTTCGGCGTACGCGTTGTGCAGGCGGCGAATCGTCTGCTTCTCCCTCTTGTCGGGGAGGATCGAGTCGACTGCCGAGGCGAGTTCGTCGTACGTCAGCGTGAGCCCTGACAGGAAGCGGACGAGGTCGGAGTTCGGGTCGTGCGGAGTGATCGGGTTCCCGTCTGCAGACGTGTACACCGACGGGATCGCGTTGATCAGGTAGTCGGACGTCCCACGGTCGTACGGCAGGAGGACGGAGGTTGCCGCATCCTTGAACCACAGACCAGCCGAGTCCACCACAAACAGCGTGTAGTAGACCCATCCCGGTGTGAGCGGGACGTCGTTGTAGGTGATCGTGTCGGCGTAGTTGGTTACCCCGTCGGTGACGACGAACTCGGTAGCCGTGATGAGACCGGTGGAGACCGTGACCCCCGACATCGGGTGCTCGGCAGCACCGTTGTACGTCCTGATCAGGTAGTACGTCTTCCCGACCTCAGCCGGGACACCGACGTTCACTTCGATCTTCGTGTAACTGATCGCTGTCGCGAGGAGGGTCGACCGCGTGATGCCCCGACCGCCGCCGTACTTGTAGTCGGAGTAACTGAACGTCCCATACCTAGCCATGGATTACCACTTGCCGATTGGGCAGGCCGCCCGTGCGAGGGACGTCTTCCACTTGGTCACACAGCCACACGCCGTGCAGATACCCAGTTTCAGGGATGGGCAGGGGGCGCAGATGTCAAGCCGGGACTGCTGGAGTTCGGCTGACGACTTCTCCTCGTTCGGGTTGAGGAGGTCCCACGGACGGACAGGCTTCGCAGTCGACACTGTGGTCGGTGAGGTGACCGTGATGAAGCCCTCCTCCTCCAGCATCACGAAGCCGTTGATGTGCGCGAACTTCGCCGTGTACTTCGTACGGCCGACTGGAATCCCCCACGTATCGGGTAGGTGGATCTCGGCAGTCATATTGGCGTCCCACTGACGGTTGACCAGAGTTACCTGAGTCCCGACCAAGAGACGATCAGACGTACCGTCGGGGTACTCAAGCAGGACGCTCGACTCGGGGAAGTCAAGCGTGAGACCATCACTCGTCGGGTAGAGACCGATGGGCGTCCACACGATGTCGAGCGGGTCGCCCTGCACCACTGCGTAGTGGTTCTTCTTCATGAGACCTTCCACCATTCGTTTGTTCCTTGGGTATACCCACTGCCTTGCGGCGTGTAGTTGAGCGTGTAGTAGTTGTTGTAGTACCCCGCGTGGCAGACCCAGCCGCAGCAGTTGACTCCATCGCCGCAGCCGTTGAACGTCCCACAACCGCACTGCTGACCGGGAGGGCCGCAGTTGTCGAACGTCTGGTTCGTGCAGACGTAGTCACTGTGGTAGACGTCGTTGACGAGAGGCTGGTGGTCCATGTATGCCGCTGTCGACTGGGGCGCGTTGGACGCCCACCCTGCCGTGACACTGAAGCGTGCGGTGGCCCCGGTGAGGGTGAACTGGTTGAGGGTCCCGTTCCACGTTGCCGTACCAGTACCGGTTAGGAGGGTCGGTGTGTAGACCGCGTTGGCTACCGGGTTGGTGACGCTGAAGACCAAGTTGCTGACGTACCCCGTGATGGGGGCGGTCGGCGGGATGCCGAGAGTGGTGACCCGCCAGACACCCGCCACCTTCTCGTAGACGGTCCCACCTGTATGCCAGACGCCACCGACCTTGGCGTAGACGTTTCCCGGCGTATGCCAGACGCCACCGACTTTGACGTAACTCATCAGACGTACACGATCCAGAGGTCTCCATCAGCCCCGGTCGCATTGGACGGAGCACCGGCAACGCTGGTGATCCAGACCTGACGTACGCCCGCGCTGATGGCCGCAGTTGGGGATACGACGGTGACGGCACCCGTGAAGGTTGCTCCAGCCAGCGGTGCATATGTTCCAGAGAGGCCGGTGACCGCCGTCTGTGGGATGTTGGAGAGTGTGTTCAGCGAACCGTTGATCGTCTTGTTGGTCAGGGCCTGCGCGTCGGAGATGGTTGCTGCCTGCACACCCGCCTGCTGCAGTGTGGTCGCGTTGACTGTCCCACCACTGATCGTTGCACCAGTAGCCGTGAGGGTTCCTGTGAGCGTCCCTGCCGCGATGGCCGGTGCGGTCAGCGTCTTGTTAGTCAGGGTATCCGTGGTGGCCTTGCCTACGAGGGTATCTGTGGCTGCGGGGAGCGTGAGGGAAGTAGTCCCAGCAGCGGCTGTGGCCAGAAGTGTGGTCGTCCCTGATACCGAGCCGTTGAACTTCGCGCCCGTACCGCCGATGGTTGGCAGGGTCAGCGTCTTGTTGAGCAGGGTATCCGTGGTGGCTAGCCCTACCAGAGTGTCCGTGCTAGTAGGCAGCGTGAGGGTGGCTGCTCCCGCGTTGGTGAGGATAGTCGCGATCTTCGGCGCGGTCAGCGTCTTATTGGTCAACGTGTCGGTCGTCGCCTTGCCTACCAGCGTGTCGGCCGTTAAGGGGAACGTGACCGTGGCAGTTCCCGTGTTGGTCAAGACACTGTCGATCTTGGGGGTCGTCAGGGTCTTGTTGGTCAGGGTCTGCACCCCAGCCAGAGTCACCCCGGTAGACGCCGACGCCGTAGTGCTGCTCAGGAAGCCGAGGTTCGACTCGATGTTGGTCAGGCGCGCAGAGACCGACGCGTGTGTCGCCGGTACGGCCCAAGTGCTCCCCCATGCGGAAGAGAGGAGGCCAAGCCCGAGGGTGGACTGAGTCGCGTTGACCTCGTCCTGCAGGACGTTGACGTGGTCAGCCAGAACGGAGTCGACAAGGTCGGTCTTGGCGACGAAGACCTTCACCGAGGAAGGGAAGACTGCAGCCATCTGAACCGCCTAGTGGTCTGGGTATCTACCCCATTGTCGTGGACCGTTCACAGTGTGAAAGGGCTAAACCTCGGGGCTAGAAGGTCTCGCCTAAATGCCGTGCGCGGTGAGTCTCGCGAGGGCCGATGTCATCTGGGACTCCAAGGTCGTCAGACGGGTAATGAGGTTGTCGTACGCAGCGTCTCGCTTCACTGCTCCCAGCCAGACTGGGTTGTCGTGGTCCCCCGCCTCAAAGAGGACCCAGACCTGCTGACCCGGCTTGGGTAGGACGACATACCCTGCCGGGACGACCGGCCAGACCCAGTCTGTTTCTGAGTCCCCCGATACTGCCGGGATGATGACCTTGATCCGGCCACTCGACGCGGGGTCACGCACGTCTCTGACTATGGCGCGGTAGACGCCAGACGTCATTAGGCACCACCTGTGGCCGTGACAGTGATCGTGCTCTCAGTCATCAGGAAGATCTCGGACTCGCCAGCGACGAGGTTGGTGACACCATCGGCGTCGGCAGTCTTCTTGAGGACGGTGACCACCACACTCTGGGTTACCCCGAGGGAGGAGACCAGCGCGATCAGGTCGGTAGTCAGGATCGTCGCCCCGAACCCGATATTGCTGTAGTCGAACCGGTCGGCGATGGCCTGCCTGACGATGGTGACGACATCGGTGTTCAGGACACTTGTAAGAGAGGTGACCGTCAAGGTGACGCTCACCGGGGTGTACACCGGGTCAGTCAGTGTGAGCGCAGTTCCTGCCAGCATCCTGCCGGTGATGTAGGAAGACACCGCCGTCTTGAGGGTGGTGTACTCCGTCGTGATCGTCCACGGACCGGTTCCCACTCCACTGGCGTCGAGGTAGCCGGGTCGCAACTCGGCAGCCCCAGCATTCCGGCTAGGGGCGACGGTCAGGATGACCGAACTGGGGACGGTTGACTGCGCGCTCGCCTTCCCACAGCCGGGAACCGAGAGAGCGAGATTCTGGTAGTCCTCTAGGGAGACCGCCCTGTTGTTAGAGCGGTACGCCTGCGCCGCGTTGAACCGGATAGACGAGAGGTCCTCAGGGTTCGCACCGCCAGTAGCCGCTACATCGTTGGTCACCGAGAGCGTTCCGACGAGGACGGCTACCTGACCAGCGTTGAGGCCGGGGACTGACGTGACCTCGGTGACCGTCGTGCGTGAGACGTTTCCGTTCGTACCGTCTACCTTGCGGTAGGTCGTGTAGACGACGTGCCCCTGCGACGGAACCGCACCGGAGACTCCGTCCCCGAACTGGACGTACAGACCGCCGTACCCGTCGTCCACAACGCGGTAGACCCGGCTGGTCGGGCTGTAGTCGGCGAGGTGGGAGACGCGGGTCCATGGGTAGTAGTTGACGCCGTCGTAGATGTACACGCTGACGGAGTCCTTGACGACGGTGTCACTCGGAAGGCGCAGGAACTGACTGGGAGCGCCCGTGCTGAGACCGAGGGAGTCTCCGTACCCGGTCGACCCGGTGACAGTCACCCCCTGCTGTGCCGCCACTGTGTTGGCCGAGGTTGCAGCCACAGTTACAGCAGCGGTCGTCTCAAACGGGATGTACAGGAGGACGTCACCCTTCTCGACTGCTGCCGTGACAACCGTCCCGCTAGGGATGGTGACAGGGGAGGCCGACGAGTTTGAGAACGTGAGGGTCACCGTGCTCCCGGTATACCCCGAGGGGTCGTACCCGAGGTCGCGAGCGAGTGCGAGGACAGAAGCGCGACGGGTCGCGGTTGACAGGGTTGACTCATTGGCTGCCCGGTCGATGTAGTAGGACAGGATGTCCCCGAGATGGGCGAACGCCTCGACCATGACGACACCGAAGTCGGACGGGTCGGTAGCCTGCCACTCTGGGACGGCAGACTTGACGCGGGCGGTGAGGTCAGACCTCAGCGAGGCGAAGTCCCTCGATGTGTAGTCGATCTGGGTAGGAAGAATCTCAGCCATCAGTCAACCTCAATCACGATGCTTACAGAGTTGTCGGAGACACTGGAGTCGGGGATGCCGTACTTGATCTGAACCTCGACCTCGCCCGTATTGGAGGTCTCGGTCAGTTCCAGACCGAGGTACCTCAACTGGGGCAGCCACGTCTGGAAGGCAGAGGCGACATCGACATCGAGGACAGACTCGATAGCGTCAGTAGACCGGAAGAGGTGGATCGGGGTGGGGGTCCCGTAGTCTGGACGGTGCAGCCTTTCCCCAAGCGCGGTCGCCATGACGCTACGTACCCGGTCGGCCCAGATACGGCTCATGCTCGTCGTCGTCGCGATGTTCCCGTACCCATCGAGCCGGAAGGGGAGGCTAATCGTTCTCATGCTGTCATTCTTTCGTTTAATGGGGGGTTCTATCTGTTATACGGCTACCCATTGGGCTACCTTGCCGTCGGGGCGGTACGTCATCCCCACCACAAACGACGGGCTGAGGATCTTCAACCGGCTGGCAGACCCAGTCATCGGGGACCAGCCCTGCTGCGCTTCCTGCGCGAGGTTCCGGTATCGGGTCGTGGGTGGGACGGACCTCTGAGGGCTGACCTCATCTGTGCTGATGATCGTCTCGCATGTGTATTCACCACGGGTGATCCGATGCGTGACACTCTTGACGATCCAGTAGCCGGTAGCCGTCTTATCGTTAGTCGCCAAGTAGACCGGTCGGTACGGCGCGATGAAGGGGTCACCCTTACCGAAGACCCGTCCGTCGTACGCCATCATCCCTTGGTCGGCCATCCCCTTGGCGAGTAACTGTGCGTCGGCTCGACTATGCGCGATGATACTTGGGTTGTACTTCTCGTACGCCGGGATGGATGCCTTGCTCGACCGGACAGCCGAGCGAGGGGACTCTCGTACGGCTACTGGCTCTGTGTCATTTGGTCCAAGCGAGACCACGACAGCGGTATCGGACTCATCATCTTCGTCGTCCGAGGTATTCCCGAGAAGGGTGTCGACATCGAGTACGGTCGTCGGGTACTGAGTTGCGACCGACGCGGTTGCCAGTATGGGGGCGACACTGGAGAACGCCTTGATCATCTCCTTGAGCGGGAGGAAGTAGAGGGTCGTCCCTTCCGCACGCAGGACGTACCCGGTCGTCTTAGCCAACTTGGTCAAGACTTCCCAGTACGTCTCCCCACCCTGAACGATCTGCTTCTTGCGTAGTCCGTGCTGCTTCGTGACGACCTTGAACCCCAGTCGCTTCCCGATGTCCTGCGCTATCTCAGGTGCGGTGTGGTTCCTCCAAGTGTTCCTTGCCGTCGCCCTGAACTCTCGGCTGGCGGCAACACAGGTGATCTCTCGCTCGTAGTGGCTATCCTCTACGTGGGTGACCGGAGCGACCTTGCTGACGTAGCCCAAGAACATGGCTGACATCCCGTCCCCATCCCGGTATACGACCTGAATGGGGGTGTTCGGGTAGAGCGTGTCGAAGTACTCCGTAGACCGGGACCGGACAGTCAGGGTCAGGAGGTCGTGCTTGCGGATCTCTTGGTGTAGACGGAACTCGCGCCAGTCCATGGTGGCCGACGTATCGCTGAGAGGGAGGGTCACGCTGAACCCACCCTTGAACGTGGAGGTACGGCTCATCCGACAACTACCGAGGTACCGGCAACCAGACTAAGGGGGTCGATGGTCTCCCCGTTCGCATCGAGGATCATCCACCAGTTGCTCGACTTGTCAGCAAACCTTCTTCCCAGAGTGTCCAGCCGGTCACCCTCCCGCCAGTGGTAGACGCGGCTAGCCGCTATTGGGGTAACCGCCTCACGCATGACGGTAGGCCGGGTAACCCCAGACCGCTCGTCAAGGATGAACTGGGCAGGGGTGGCCGCGTACCGGCTAGTCAGGTAGATCATGGGTAGTCCTAACTGGGCTCGGGGAAGCGGGCTGGGTGAACGTTCGGGTTGATCCTGCTGGAGTCCCACACGACAGGACTCTGTGCCGGAATCGTGAATGAGTTGAGCGGGTAGGCCACGCCAGACGCACTGGGCACCACGGTCGTGACCCCGTTCGATGTGGAGATGTAACCGTTCGGTTTTGGTGCGTACCCAGCAGTCGGAGTTCCCCCGAAGTAGGGGAGCGACCCCGGTCCGGTGTACGACCCGCCGCCGTCACTGGGGTACTCCGCGATGTCCTGCGTCGTAGTGTCCAGAGCCGGGTTGTTCGTACCGTCTGGGTACCTAGCGAAGGTGACTGAGACCTGCGTCCACATTGGCACCATGCGAGTGTTGAACGAGAGGTGCTGGTACGAGATGCTCTGGACACGACCGAGGTAGCGCTGGCCGTGCCTGACCTTGCCGGGTGAGGCCCCCGCGTTGAAGTCGAGGATAGTGGGGACCCCGAAGGCAATGCCGACGTCTGCGGTCGTCCCACGGAGGAGGGTCTCCCACGGCTTCCCAAGGAGGGTACGGAAGAGGTACTCCATGTCGTAGAGCGTGCCTCGGGTGTAGATCCCCTCGATCTCCTCGTCGGTCAGTGGGCGGCCGTAGAAGTACGACATCGTGTCACGGTCGGGAACGTACAGGCCGGTATTGCTGAGGAACCACGCCTTCTTAGGTTCGTTCGCCAGTGCATTCTGGTAAGCACTCCAGTTCCTAGCCTTCCGGAGGCTGTTAACAAGTTTCTGCCACTTCGCGTGCTCCTTCTGGAATCGGGAGTTGGCGTTCTCACCGTACGCGAACCTCTGGATCAAGGCCATGTCCTCGATGCGGTTGAGGAAGATCGTGAACGAGACCACGGGCTGGCTATCGGCCGAGGGTGTGATCGGCATCGACTGGTCTGCCCCAGTCATGATGACGGTCGGGTTGATCTGAGTACTGCTGATCCCCATGGCGTGCTCGATGGTCGACGGGTTGTAGTGGAACCGGAAGCCGTACCTGTTCCCATCCCTGCCGGACGCCGACGGGTCCGT